CGATTTGGTGAGGACAAACCAGAAGATGTAGAGCCAATGCAAGTTCAACGTGTTAGCGCGGCACCACAAGAGAAAGTATTTGATACACCACCCATAGAAAATATATTCACTGGTGAAGTACAAGAAGCTAATTTAAAATTACCTTTCTTTAAATTATTTACTAAGCCCCCTGTAAACGAAACAGCGCCTATACCTACACCAAAAGAGGCATTAGATAACCCTACAAAAAAACAATTACAAAGTTTAGAACAAGAAAAACTAAATAAAGAGCAGGACTTCTTTGATCCAACTCCTGAAGACAATCAAAAAGTTGATTTGGGAAGCTCAACAGATGTAGCTACAACACCAAAAACTAATCAACCACTAACAGGAGTATTCTATTCCGATGCGGAAAAAGTATTACAAAGACCAGACACACCTGTAATATTTCCTAATAAACAAGCATTGATTGATTTCTTTGCAAAAAACAGAATTAAAAAAACAGAGTTAGAAGATTACGGTATTAACAATTTGTTAAAAGCTTTCGATGAAGTAACACCAATACCCAAAGATGCTGTTATAAGACAAATCAGGTCTGCACCAGTAAGAGGGATGCACGTACACGGAACAGGTAAAGGATCTGAGATTATTAATCCGTCTGGTGAAAAAGTAAACGTAGCATATGAGGGTTACAGAGAAGATGGATTTATACCAGGCACTACATCAGAGCGTGTCTTGTATATTCCAATGGACAAATTACCAGGTGATACAGCAGGTCAACCTGTAACAATTTTTGCAGGTGAAACTATACAAAATCATGGTTTTGGTTTACCAGGGGGCAGTGACAACAATTATGTAATTGGTTGGACAAGACTTTCTGAGAGAAGAGCTATACTTCCAACTAAATTAGGCGCGCCTACAGATAAATCAAAAATACCAGGTCTCACTCGTGAGAGAGAAAGAGCACAAAGACAGGTTGCTGGTTTATACGCAGAAGCAATAAATAAATTAAATAGAGAGGGTGTAAGAAGAGGTTTGAATCAAGCCGATCTTGACGTAATTAACGAACTATCTTTAGAGCAAATGCTTACTCAATATGGCGATACACTCGCTCAAATAAGCCCTGGTTTATTAGATCAAATAGATGACCTCATTGTAAAAGTAAGAGATCTTGATTCAGAAATAACAAAAGCATCAACGGTAGATGCAAGCAATGTTGTTAAGGTTCAGTTTGCAGATGAGATACAATCTGACATCATGCAGGCTGCAGCGGCTAGAAAACAAAAACTACTGGCTACACTTAGAAAATTACAAGAAGAAGGCAGAGAGTCAACTACCTTACCTGAGTTAAATAGAATAGGTAATGAGGCATTGGCATTCTTTGAACAAAACAAATCAGTATTTAGGCCACTAAAAAAATCACAGACCGAAGTAGATATTTTTGCAGATTCTTTAGCTAAGGTTGATGCTGAAGTTGATGATATTATAAATAGATTTGTAGAGACTAGAGAAATATCTGACACTGAAATAGCAAGAGTAAAAAGTTTATTAAATGATCAAATAGATGAGATGATTAACGATTTAATAACTGTCGATCAAAATACTTATGAAGGATTATTTCCTGACCTGCCGTTTAAGAAACGTGAAGAGTGGGCAGATGCATTAATTAAAAAAGATTTATTTGAATTAGCTTATCGTAAGTTTGTTCTCAAAGATCCTGATGTTCCTGATTACTACGCAGTGACTCCTGACAAATTTGTAATAGATAGATACAGTTTTACAGGTAATACATCTACATCCGCTGCAGACAGAGCTGCGGACAAAGCTGATCAAATAAAAGCATTTACGGAACGTGGTGAGTTTAAGGGTTCAAGATTCAAAGGTATTGGCATGTCAGAGTTTTATGGTGGACCTAATGCTGTAGATGAAAAAGGTAAACACTACACATCAACAATTGAGAAAATTTTAAAGACACAGGCAAAGTCAAACAATTCAGAGATGATAGTATTGAATGTGCAAACTAAGTCTGGTGGTTCAGATATTTACAGAATTACAGATCAAAACGGCAACATGGTGGCTACATTAACTGACGCAAGACAAGTACAAATGATTAGAACGCAAAACCCAAATTACAATGTAGAGGCCATAAGAGTGCCTGATATGAAAAACACGACACCATCTTTTGCTATTAAAATTACAGAAGAAATGCTAGAACCATATAAAACTCACAAAGCCAAGGGTGGACTTGTTGAAATGATTGATATATTTGAGGTAGCTTAATGGTCGTAGAAAAAAGAATTACTGGTGAACCTACTGGTGTAGAGTCAGAATCAATAACTATTGAAACACCAGATGAGTCATTGACAGTTGAAAATGTTGAGCTAACAGATGACGGAGGCGCTATTGTCAATCCAATAATGGATGAACCAGAAAGTGAGTTTGACCAAAACTTAGCAGAATTACTATCTGATGATGATCTTAACATGATATCATCTGATTTAATTAATGATTACAAAGAAGATAAATCGTCTAGAGAAGAATGGCATGATGCGTATTCAAAAGGTTTAAAACTATTAGGTTTTAATTACGAGGACAGATCACAGCCTTTTCAAGGGGCAAGTGGCGTTACACATCCGCTGTTATCAGAAACAGTTACTCAGTTTCAAGCACAAGCTTATAAAGAATTATTACCAGCAAACGGACCTGTAAGAACTCAAATAATTGGCTCAAGCGATCAACAAAAAGAAGATCAGGCACAACGTGTTCAAGAGTTTATGAATTATCAAATTATGCATGTCATGGAGGATTTTGATCCCGACTTAGATCAAATGCTTTTCTATTTACCTCTTTCAGGATCATCATTTAAAAAAATTTATTTTGACTCTACTTTAGACAGAGCTGTGTCAAAATTTGTTCCTAGTGAAGACGTTGTTGTGCCTTATACAGCTACAGATTTAGCAAGTGCTGAAAGAATTACACATGTTCTTAGAAGAAATGAAAACGAAATAAGAAAGCTACAAGTTCAAGGTTTTTATAGTGATGTTGAAATAAAAGAACAAACAGAAGAACCTAACAGTCAAATACAAGAAGCTGTTAACAAACTTGATGGTGTTAGAAAGACAGGTAGTAGTTATAGCAATGATAATTATACTTTGTTAGAGATTCACTGCGAGTTAGACTTACCTGGTTTTGAAGACGATGATGGAATTAAACTACCATACATTGTTACCATCGATGAAGGCTCACAAAAGGTTTTATCTATTTATAGAAACTATGATGAGAAAGACACGTTAAAGAAGAAGAAACAATATTTTGTACATTATAAGTTTTTACCAGGTCTAGGCTTCTACGGCTTTGGTTTAATACATATGCTCGGTGGTTTATCTAGAACTGCCACAGCAGCATTAAGACAACTACTAGATGCAGGAACATTAGCTAACTTACCTGCAGGTTTCAAGGCAAGAGGCCTTCGTATTCGTGATGATGATAATCCAATACAACCTGGTGAGTTTAGAGACGTAGACGCACCAAGTGGTGATCTACGTGCAGGTCTAATGCCTTTACCGTATAAAGGTGCAGACGCCACATTATTTCAATTATTAGGATTTGTTGTTCAGGCTGGTCAAAGATTTGCCACAATCGCTGATCAAAAGATTGGTGACAGTGTTGCAGCTAATGCACCTGTGGGAACAACAATGGCACTTATTGAACGTGGCTCAAGAGTAATGAGTGCAATACACAAAAGATTACATTACGCACAAAAGATAGAATTTAATTTATTAGCAAAGGTATTTAAAGATTTCTATTCACCAATGTACCCTTATGGCGTTGGACAAAACGCAGTTCCTAGTGTTAAGTCTAGTGACTTTGATGAGCGCATAGATATTATTCCTGTTTCTGATCCTAACATATTTTCTATGTCACAACGTGTAACTCTAGCACAAACACAATTACAAATGGCACAATCTGATCCTAATCAACACAATCTGTATGAAGCATATAAAAGAATGTATCAAGCTTTAGGTGTAAAAGACATTGACGCTATACTGCCAGTGCCAAAACCAGACGCACCAAAAGATCCTGGTTTAGAAAACTCAGATGCTTTGATGGGTAAAAAGCTTGTTGCGTTTAGAGGACAGGCACATCAACAACATATCGAGGCACACAGAGTGTTTATGTCGTCATTATTAGTAAGATCAAACCCACAAGCCAGCACTTTATTACAAGCACACGTGATGGAACACGTTTCTTTATTAGCTAGAGAGCAGGTTGAGGCACAAATGAACCAAGTAATAGAACAAGAAGCACAAAAATATGGTGGACAGATACCACCAGAGCTACAAATGGAGTTTCAAAAGCAAGTTGAAGTGCAAGTTGCGGATCAAGTTAGTAATTTTATTAGTGAAATGTTTATAGAAGAGCAACAAGCTATGCAACCACAGGGTCAAGACCCACTAATTTCTTTAAAAGAGCAAGAATTACAGCTTAGAGCACAAGATATTCAACGAAAAGCACAAAATGATAGTCAAAAATTAGAACTTGACGCTGCAAAACTTGACCAACAAGCAAAAATAGCGCAAGATAAAATAGATTCTAACGAAGATATTGCACAATTGCGTGCAAATGTTAATTTAGATAAACAAAAACAATAAAAATGATGAACGCAGAGCAAAAATTAGCAGAATATTTTGACAAACTTATGCATTTTGCAAAAAATGATAGTAAAACGCCTGAAGATAGTATACTTTTGGCTGGTGCTATGATGGCTGCCTCAAGAGTTATTTTTTATGAACAACTTGATGCAAAAGAAGCTCAAAAATTATTTGATCAGGGTGGTCTTGATCTTATTGAACTTGTAAAACCGACGATACACTAATGAATTTTAAAAAAACAAAAACAGAAGTAGTAAAGACACCTAACCCTTTTCCAACTATGAAAACTGCATCTGATGCAGCTATAGTTTTTGCACCTTTCGTTGTCAAAGATAACAAAGGTCCAGGTCCAAAAGGGCAGACTAGTAGGCAACAAATCAAAAAAGTTGCTTTCAAGGGTGTAAAGTAATAAAACACTTCTCAAAAAGGAGGTTTGCATGAACTTACTAAAAGATCTATGGGCACATTTGAAAGAATGGTCCGACTGGAAAATGAAAGATTGGATTAAGGCTGCAATAGTAGCGATAATCGTAATAGTCATCATAGGAGCAATCTAGAATTTATGTGGCAACTATTAGCTAAACCTTTACTTGGCGTCGTCGCTGATGGCGTCAAGGGTTTCGTAGAAACGAAGAAAGCAAAACAAGAATTAAAATTAACAACAATCAAAGCAACTCAGAAACTAAAAGAAGACCAGATAGCTGGTAAAGTTGCATGGGAGCAAAGTGCCGTTGACCAAATGAAGGGAAGCTGGAAAGATGAGGTAGCATTAATTGTCCTACTACTTCCAGCAGTTTTAGTATTCACGCCCTTACAAGATCACGTACATCAAGGATTTATCGCCTTGCAAGACCTACCGTCATATTACCATAATTTACTTTACATTGCGATTTCTGCAAGTTTTGGGATTAAGGCTGGTTCTAGCGCGATAGGCATGTTTAAGAAAAAATGAATTTAGAAAGATTATTAGAATCAGTAAAAAAGCACGAAGGTTATCGCAATAAAGTTTATCTTGATACGTTAGGCAAAAGAACTGTGGGCGTAGGTCATTTATGTGTTGAAGATTTTTGGGAAGACGACAAAGAGTATGAGGAAAAATTTCTTATGACAATCTTAGAGCATGATCTACAAACTGCCATTAAGAGTGCTAAACAATTAATTGAAGAGTTTGGCTGCGATGACATTGATGAACAAGCAGAGGAGATATTGATAGAGATGGTGTTTCAGCTCGGTAAAACAGGTGTATCAAAGTTTAAAAACATGTGGAAAGCTTTGGCTGAAAAGAATTATATTGGTGCAAGTTATGAGATGTTAGACTCACGCTGGGCAAAACAGACGCCTAATAGAGCAAAAGCCATGGCTGATCTAATGAAAGCATGCGTTTAGAAAACTTTTTTTCTGCATATAAAAAGGATTTAATTGCTAGACAAAAGCAAGTAGAAGAGTCTATACTTACAGGGCTTGCAAAAGACTGGTCAGAATATAAATATTTAACTGGAAAATTAGCAGCACTTAAACAAGAAGAACAGGAACTCACGGACCTGCTTAGAAAAACGGAGCTAGAAGATGACTAAACCAAAACTTATTGTCCCACAGCATATTTGGGATGGTAAAGCTGTTGAAAAACAGAAAAAAGAAATGGAAAAAGTACCTAATCCTACTGGGTACAGAATAACTTTATTCCCACTAAAATTAGATTCTAAAACTAAATCAGGTATTCATTTAACTGATGAAACAGTGCAAGAATCACAATTGACTACTAATATTTGCAAGGTCTTGAAAGTTGGACCTGACGCTTATAAAGATAAAGACAAGTTTCCCACTGGTCCTTGGTGTAAAGAGGATGATTGGGTTTTAATTACTCGCTATGCAGGATCTAGAATAAGAATAGATGGTGGTGAGTTAAGGATTATTAATGACGATGAAATACTGGCTGTTATTGATGATCCTCGAGATATTTTGCCAGCTAACATATTATAAACATGGAGAAGTCTATGCAATCT